TAAACATGATGGATGCAACATACAATCCACTCAGCACAAACGAAGACTACTTCTTCCCACAAACTGCTGACGGCAGAGGATCTAGCGTAGAAACACTACCGGGAGGTAGTAACTTGGGCGAGATCACAGATTTACGTTTCTTTACTAACAAACTATTCCGTGGTTTGCGTATACCTAGTTCATATCTGCCAACTGGCATGGATGACGGCACGCAAAGTTTCACAGACGGTCGTGTTGGTACAGCATTGATTCAAGAATGGCGTTTTAATCAGTACTGCAAACGTATACAATCGATGATTATCGACAAGTTGGACACAGAGTTTAAGATGTTCTTACGTTGGAGAGGCTTTAATATCGACAGTCAAATCTTTGATTTGGTGTTTGAAGAGCCACAGAATTTTGCACAGTATCGTCAAGCAGATGTTGATGCCGCTAGAATTGGAACATTTACACAGTTAGAAGGTTTTCCATACTTGAGCAAGCGTTTCTTAATGCAACGTTACCTAGGCATGAGTGAAGCTGAGATTGCTGAAAACGAAATCATGTGGAAAGAAGAACAAGGCAAAGCTGATACTTCAGCAACTGATGACCCAAGTTTGCGTAATGTTGGCATTACACCTGGCGGTATTGAAGGCGATCTTGAAGCCGCTGAAGTTCCTGATGATGCAGAAGTAGATGCAGGCGCTGATGCAGGTGCAGAAGCACCCGTAGATACTGGTGCTGACTCAGGCGTAGACGCCGCTGGAAATCCTCTTTAAGGTAAATATTTCTATGTTACTAACAGAATTTTTTAACTCAGCTGAAACAGATCAGTACAACGAAAAAGACAACCAAAGCGTTTTGAAATTAAACGATACTCGTAAAGTACGTTTAACACTTCAGCATCTAAATCGTTTACGTAGTGCTAATGATGTTAGAAAGTTTGAGAATGAGAAGAAAGCAGAAGAACTAACAGATCAATACAAAGCCCCTGCTGAGGGTGGCGACGAACCTGCACTTTAATAAATAACAATGTAATCAACTAACATTTTGTGTTAGCTTTCAAACAGAAAATGAGGCTGCAAAAGTAATTTTGCGGTTTTTTTTAATTTTGACGTCAAAAAAACCCCGTTATTACTAATAATGTGTGTATATTTGTAAATACACTACAAAGGTATAACAGATGCAAAGCCTTTAAATATCACGAGAGGAGTTCCTTTATGAACAAATATGAAAAGTTAATTGAGTTCATCATTAACGAAGATGAGAGCAAAGCTAGCGAACTATTCCATCAAATCGTTGTGGAAAAGAGCAAAAGCATTTATGAATCTTTAATGGATGACGAAGTATCTGAATCTCCAGAAATGAGTGACGATGAAGTTGGCGATTTAGCTAACGATGTCGAAGCTGACGAAGAAGGTTTAGGCGAAGACGACGAAGAAGAAATGGACATGGGCGACATGGACATGGATGACGAAAGCGAAGAAGGCGAAATGGACATGGACATGGACATGGATGCTGAAATGGGTGACGAAGCTGAAGAAGGTGGCGATGATGAGCCAGCTACTAAAGGCGACGTAATGGACCTAGAAGACGCTATTGAAGATTTAAAAGCAGAATTCGACAAGATCATGGGCACAGTAGATGCAGATGGCGATGGCGACCATGACATGGACGATCACGAAGCCGCTGAAGAAGCTGTACAGTTTGAAGCTGAAGAAAAAGACGACGAAGAAGAAGTTGTTGAATCAGCTGAAGCTGAAGAAGACGACGAAGAAGTTGCTGAAGCTGAAGAAGTTGAGCTTGACGAAGACGAAGAAGAAATTGATGAAGCTGCCGCTGATGCAGAACTAGCAAAACTACGTGAATATGTAGAAAAAGTTGCTGGTGTAAGCAATACAGAAGGTGCAGACAACAAGACTTCAATTGTTGCAGGTAAGAATGACATGGGTGGATCCGCAAGTAACATTGTTGCTGGTGGCGAAGAAACTGGTGGCAAGGCTGCCGCTCCAAAGAAGGATGACGCAGGCAACATCAACGTACCAGGTGGTAAAGCAAGCAAACTAGCTTCTGCCCCTAAGCCAAAATCCGCTGAATAATAGGAGCAACTTATGGCTTTGTATCTAAGAGAAAATCTTACATTCGATAGAGCTGGAATGGTCGTTGAGGCCGAAGAAGGTGCTAACGGACGTAAAGATCTCTATATGAAGGGTATTTTCATCGAAGGTGGCGTAAAGAACGCTAACCAACGTGTATATCCCGTCAATGAAATCGAAGAAGCCGTATCAAATATTAATGAGCAGATCAAAGGCGGGTATAGCGTCCTCGGTGAAGTTGATCACCCAGACGACTTAAAGATTAACCTAGACCGTGTTTCACACATGATCACAGAAATGTGGATGGATGGACCATGCGGTCATGGTAAACTAAAAGTTTTACCCACACCAATGGGTGAATTAGTAAAGAGCATGCTTGATGCACGTGTCAAACTAGGTGTTAGTTCACGTGGATCAGGTGACGTAAGCGAATCGTCAGGACATGTCAGTAACTTTGAAATTGTTACAGTAGACATCGTAGCACAACCAAGTGCTCCACATGCGTATCCAAAAGCAATCTATGAAAGTTTGCTTAATATGCGCGGTGGTCATAAAGCTCTCGAGATGGCAGGAGATGCCGTACATGATCAAAAAGTACAAAAGTACCTGAAAGAAGCGGTAAAACGCTTAATCAACGAACTGAAACTATAGGAGAAGGTCTATGTTTGATGCTTTAAAACCCTTACTAGAAAGTGGTTTAGTCAACGAAGAGACTCGTGACGCAATTAATGAAGCATGGGAAACCAAGCTAAATGAAGCACGTGAATCAATTCGTGCGGAAATGCGTGATGAATTCGCTTCCAAGTACGATCACGATAAAAGTGTAATGGTAGAAGCTCTAGACAAGATGGTAACCGAATCCTTAACTGCTGAAATCGAAGAATTTCAATCAGAGAAAAAGCAACTAGCAGAAGATCGTGCAAAGTTTAACACACGTATGCTAGAAAGCGCAGAGAAGTTTGATAACTTCATGGTTAGTAAGCTAGCCGAAGAAGTTAAAGAGCTACGTTCTGATCGCAAGGCTTATGAAAATGCTATTGGCAAACTGGACAAGTTTGTCGTTAAAGCACTAGCTGAAGAAATTGAAGAATTCGAGCAGGACAAGCAAGCTGTTGTCGAGACAAAGGTACGTCTAGTATCAGAAGCCAAATCTAAAATGGCTGAGATGCAAGCCGCTTTTGTTAAGAAGAGTGCTGATCTTGTTAAAGAAAGTGTTACTTCAAAGCTAGAGTCCGAATTGACTCAACTCAAAGAAGATATCACAATCGCTCGCGAAAATATGTTTGGACGTAAGATTTTTGAAACATTTGCTAGTGAATTTGCTGGTACTCATTTAAATGAGAACAAGGAAATTGCTAAGTTAAGAGAATCTATTGAAGAACATGCCGCTAAACTAGCCGATGCGGAACAGGCTGTTAGCAAATCAAAAGAGATTGTGGAGTCAAAAGAGAAAGAAATCCGTATTATTAAGGAAAGTGCCGAGCGCAAAGACACAATGTCTGAGCTTCTCAAACCACTTAATAAGGATAAAGCCGCTGTAATGAGCGAGCTACTAGAATCTGTGCAGACCGCTAAGTTAAGATCTGCATATGACAAATATTTACCAGCTGTTCTTGGTGGAAGCCAGCCAACTGCTGAAAAGCGTATGGTTGTTGAAAACAAAGAAGTAACTGGTAATAAATCTGCTATCAAGACCGCCTCAGTCCAAGAAACAAATGCTGATGAAGCAAATGTTATTGAATTGAAGAAGCTAGCAGGGCTTAAATAATACCCATAGGAGATTAGGTAAAATGAAGCAAGCATTATTAGAAAGCCGTTGGGGCGATACAAAAGAAGCCCTACTAGAAGGCTTGAGTGGTTCTAAAAAGAACACAATGAGTGTCATCTTAGAAAATACTAAGAAGTCACTACTAAGCGAAGCAGTTACAGCTGGCGCAACACAAAGTGGTAACGTAGCAACACTAAACCGTGTTATTCTACCAGTTATCAGACGTGTAATGCCAACAGTTATTGCTAACGAAATCGTTGGCGTTCAGCCAATGACAGGTCCAGTTGCACAAATCCATACATTACGTGTACGTTATGCTGACACAGTTAATGCTGGTGCTAACGGTGCAACAGCTGGCGAAGAGGCTCTAAGCCCATTTAAAGTTGCAACAAGCTACTCCGGTACTGGTACTAACCCAGGCGCCGCAGCCGCTACAAGTTCACTTGAAGGTGAGCCAGGCAACAAGATCAACGTACAGATCATGAAGCAAACTGTAGAAGCCCGTTCACGTAAGCTATCAGCTCGTTGGACATTCGAGGCAGCTCAGGATGCACAAGCAATGCATGGTATTGACGTTGAAGCAGAAATCATGGCAGCACTAGCTCAAGAGATTACTGTTGAAATCGATCAAGAAGTCCTAGCTAGCCTACGTAGTCTAGCTTCTACAGACTACAGCTTTGACCAGGGTACAGTTTCTGGTACAGCTACATACGTCGGTGACGAGCATGCCGCTCTAGCGATCACAATCAACCGTGCCGCTAACAGAATTGCTCAGCTAACACGTCGTGGCGCAGGTAACTGGGCAGTTGTTTCACCAGCCGCTCTAACAGTTCTACAAAGCGCAACAACTTCTGCTTTTGCACGTACAACAGAAGGTTCTTTCGAAGCTCCAACTAACACTAAGATGGTTGGTACCCTAAACGGTGCTATGAAGATCTATGTTGACAGCATGGCAGCAGATGGCGAAGGTGTACTAGTTGGTTACAAAGGTTCAAGCGAATCAGATGCGGCAGCATTCTATTGCCCATATGTACCACTAATGAGCACAGGCGTTGTACTAGATCCAGCTACACTAGAACCAGTAGTTGGCTTTATGACACGTTACGGTTACGTTGAGCTAACCAACACTGCTTCTTCACTAGGTAACGCAGCCGATTACCTACAGAAGATCAGCGTTGCTAACTTCTCATTCCAGTAATAACTGGTTTAAAACCAAACGGAAAAGGGGCTACGGCCCCTTTTCTTATGGCTATAAATATTTCTATGATAGACAAAAAGTATTATAACGGCACACAAGATTTAATGTCAAGTACTGCAATGGTAAAGTCACAACCATTAGTAGGAGACATACTAGATCAAATATCGTCAACAGAGTTTTTAGTTAGAACAAACGAAGGTTCGTGTGTTTGTAAACTAGTTCGCAGGATTAAATCACCTGAGCAGATGACTATCACTGCTACACACTATATGTTGGGCACATTTAATATTCTAGAGATTACACCTGAATGGGTATTGCACCCAAACGGTAACAAATATCCTTGGGTAATTGGCGCAAAAAATGCGTTTGGGGATACCGTTGGCTTAGTTTCACTATAGATTTATCTACGTATAAATACAACAAACAATATATAAGGTGATACCAACATGCCCGCAGTTAAAAAAGTCAGTGATCATTATTATGTTACTTCGCCAGAAGTTACTATTACTGGTAACCTAACAGTTATTGGTAATTCTGCTTCAATCACAACAACAGAAGCTGAACTTGCTGATAGAATTATTACGCTAAACAACGGCGAAACAGCTAACGGGGTCACTGGACAAGAAAAAGTTGGTCTACAAGTAGACAGAGGATCTGCACCAGATGCATTATTTGTATTTGACGAAGCCGATGATACTTGGAAAGTTTCTAACGACGCCGGCGCAACGTATCAAGATGTCATTACATCAGGTTCAGCAGGACTTGCCGCTGTTGTAGATGATACTACACCTGAGTTAGGTGGCAATTTAGAAATTGCTGGATTCAGTATCGAAAAGTCGAGTGTTAGCGTTTCGCTAACATTAAACACCGAAGCTGGAGGCGGCAGCGGTGTATTTGTTACGAATAGCCTTGGTACAAATCAAGAACTTGTGACAAAACGTAAAGCAATAGTTTATGCATTAATTTTAGGGTAAGAAACAATGTCAATACAAAACACAGCATTAACAGCAACATCAGCATCATTGCTTCCTTCTACAAACGCAAGGGCTGTTACAGTAATATATTTCTGTAATACACATAGCGGCGCAGTAACCGTGACTGTTTACGCAGTGCCAGGCGGCAGCGTAGCAGGAACAAGCACAAAGATTTATGACGCTGTATCAATTGCCGCAGGAGACACTTTAATAATAGATACAGAAAAAGTGTTGTTAGATGATGGAGATTTAATACAAGCTGATGCTTCTGTAGACAACGTAGTAATTGCAACATGTAGTTATACAGAAATTTAAGGAAGGATGTTATGCCAAGATTTTTAAAAACACCTTCATTAGACCAAACAGGATCTAAAGCAATTAAGTTACCAGTATCCATTGGGAACGATGCTCCTCCCGCACTAGCTGATGGCATGGTTAGATACAACACTCAAAATAGTTGTATCGAGTTTGCAATCAATAGTGTTTGGCGTAAAATAGCTAAAGTTGGTAATACTATTATCACTTCACAAGATACTGTGGGAGATGGTATTGCAACAGACTTTACACTAAACCAAACTGTTGCTGATGAAACTGATATTGTAGTATTTGTAGGAGGTGTTTATCAACAACCAACGTCAAACTACACAATAGCCACAGCATTGGGCGTAACTACATTGACATTTACTAGTCCCCCACCAGCGCCAGGCGTAAGTAACCCAAACAGGATAGTAATTTTATATGGTGTAAACAGTACCGACGCGGTTTAGGGAGTTAGTATACAATGGCATTAGGTAGAATTTCAGGGTCGATGCTGTATGCTAACCTAGAACGGGACGGCAATGATCTAGCATTTGAAACTGATTTATTATATCTTGATGTAAACAATACTCGTATTGGCATCAACAATAGTACACCTCAATACAGCTTAGACATCGACGGCGGCACAGCTAAGATTGGGGATATCGTTATTAACGGTAGTACCATTAGTTCTGCTAACCCAATCGACTTTGGTGCAACTACTGATATTACTATTGGTGGTGGTACTAGTGGTTATGTATTAACTACAGACGGCAATGGTGTACTAAGTTGGCAAAGTGTTGGTTCACTTGCAGATAGTACAGGAGCAACTGGTATGCAGATTGTTCTAGGTACACCAACTGATTTTAGTTTAACAGATGATGCGGCATGGGACAGTTGGACTAGTAACACTAAAGTTACTAATGCCATTGATGATTTAAATCAGACAGCATTAAACATTGCAAAAAATACCTATGTTGGTGAAGTTGAATTTACAGCAAACATAGTTGCTGGACCGAGTCCAATGACCGTGAGCTTCACTCCCAGTTACACAGGCAATCCTGACTCTTACGAATGGGACTTTGGTGACGGAAATTCCAGTACGTCTGAGAATCCAATACACACCTATAACAATACACAAGGTGGACAGTTTACAGTTACCGTTAGAGCATACAACAGCACCGGAACACTGAGCGGTGATCCTTCGTTAGGTGCAGTTGGTAGTTGGGACGACTTTACACGAAATAATTATATTACTCTTTATACTCCAAACCCAATACCTGCATTTACTATTACTGATGCCGATATTGATAGCGGTTCAAATGGAACAATTACCAATAACAGTCAGTTTGCAACGAGTTTTGCACTAGATTGGGGAGATGGAACAACAGATGCTCCAGCAGTTAACTGGACCACACTAAATCATGTTTATTCAAATCCTGGCGTAGATACTGAATATCAAATTCAATTAGATGCAACT